CGTGCCCGTAACGGCATGGCTTATGACTTCATGCAGTCAGACGCAACACATCTGATGTTTATTGATGCCGATATTAGTTTTGACCCAAAAGATATTGTGCGCATGATTGATGCCGACAAAGACATCATCTGCGGTTTATACCCTAAGAAAGAAATTAACTGGCAGTTAGTATCTGATGCAGTCAAAAAAGGTGTGGACTACAAAGACTTGGGTAATTACACAGGGTCGTTTGTAGTGAACTTAGTAGGTGGTGCAATGGAAAGCACAGGCAATATCAATACTCCCATGGAGATTGACAACGGCGGTACAGGATTCATGCTTATTAAGCGCAATGTTTTTGAGACATTAAAGCCCTTAGTGCCAACCTATACCAACGACATGATCCTTATCGTGGACAAGAACCCACAGAAGAAAATCATTAGCGAGTTCTTTGATACCAGCATTGACGAAGACACAAACCGATTGCTATCAGAGGACTACCACTTCTGCAAGATTGCTCGTAAGGCCGGCTTCAAAGTATATGCAGCACCTTGGGCAAACTTAACGCATAGCGGTACATATAATTTTAGTGGCCAACTACCAAGAACTTGATTTAAAACATGAATATTATTACCCTTGACTTTGAGACATACTATGACCGAGAATTCTCTTTGTCAAAAATAACGACAGAAGAATACGTTCGAGATGATCGCTTTGAAGTAATCGGCGTGGCTGTCAAGGAAAATGATAATGAGACAGAATGGTTTAGCGGTACAGGGGAAGAAGTTTGTGGGTTTCTCCGGAAGTACGATTGGGAAAACTCTTTTGCGCTGGCTCACAATGCTATGTTTGATGCCTCTATTCTTACTTGGCGGTTTGGTATTAAACCCATGGCTTGGTTGGACACCCTCAGTATGGCTAGAGCCGTACATGGAACAGAGGTTGGAAACAGCCTGGCAAAGTTGGTTGAATATTACGAGCTCGGAAAGAAAGGCACCGAAGTCTTAAATGCGTTAGGCAAACACAAGAAAGACTTTAGCAAAGCGGAAATCAATGCGTATGGTGGGTATTGTATTAATGACGTAGATCTAACCTACGAGCTTTTCTTACGGCTTATACCTAGCTTTAAGCAATCTGAGTTAAAACTGATTGACATCACAATCAAGATGTTCTCTGAGCCTATGCTTGAGCTAGACACTCCGCTCCTGGAGGCGCACCTAGAAGATGTGAAGAACCGCAAAGAGCTGTTGTTACAAGCGGTCCAGCAAGACCGGGAAGCTCTGATGTCAAACCAAAAGTTTGCTGAGTTACTACGTCAATGCGGGGTAGAGCCACCCACAAAGATTTCACCAACAACGGGCCAGGAGACCTTGGCTATGGCCAAGAGCGATGAAGGGTTTAAAGCCTTAGCCGAACATCCGGACGAAAGAGTACAGGCCCTGGTCGCAGCTCGCCTTGGTAACAAATCTACATTAGAAGAAACCCGTACAGAGCGATTCATCAACATCTCAAAGCGGGGCAAGATGCCCGTGCCGTTGTCATACTATGCAGCACATACAGGTCGCTGGGGTGGCTCAGACAAAATAAACCTACAGAATCTACCTAGCCGGGGGGCTAATGGTGGTAAGTTAAAAAGGGCAATCGTGGCGCCCAAGGGCTACGTAATGATCGATGCAGACTCTGCCCAGATTGAAGCGCGTGTATTAGCTTGGTTGGCAGGTCAAGACGATTTAGTGGAGGCATTTAGAAATGAGGAAGACGTTTACAAGATCATGGCTGCTGCTATATATGGAAAGAGAAGCGACGAGATCAGTAAGGAAGAAAGGTTTGTGGGTAAGACGACCATCCTTGGTGCGGGATATGGTATGGGAGCGCAAAAATTCCAAACGCAACTCAAGACGTTCGGCACGGAAATCAACGAGGGTGAAGCCAAACATATTATTGGAGTTTACCGGGTAACTTATCCAATGATTCCTAAACTATGGGAACAGGGTGGGGCCGCGATTGAAGCAATAGCCAATAATCAAGCAGTTACATTTGGCACTGGTGCAGTGGTGGTATCTGGGAGTAAGGGAGTACTTATGCCTAATGGTTTATACCAACGATATCCACACCTTCGACAGATCCAAGACACTGACGGCCGTTACCAATATGTGTATGATGCTAGACGTGGGGTAAATAAAATTTATGGCGGTAAATTGGTAGAGAACATTTGCCAGGGAATCGCTCGTTGTATTATCGGTGAGCAAATGATTAGGATTGCAAAACGGTATAAAGTCGTACTTACTGTGCATGACGCAATTGCTTGTGTTGCATTAGAAAAAGAAGCCCAAGAAGCAGTGGCCTATGTAGAAGAATGCATGAAATGGGTTCCGGAGTGGGCTTTGGGCTTACCACTTAGTTGTGAGGTAGGTTTTGGAAAATCATATGGAGAATGTTAAGGTGGAGTATTCATCCTTTTACTTAGAAGCAATGAAAGAAATTAAAGCTGCGGAAAGAGCGTTAGTTGCAAGGAAGTTTCAAGAAGCATACGACCATTGTTTAAATGCGCAAACAGAAATGCGTCTATTAAGCGGTGCAGTTAAAACCTGGGTACCAACGAAAGAAGACTGATGCCATCCTGGAGCTACAGTAGCATTACGCTTTTTGATCAGTGCCCCAAAAAGTACTATCATCTTCGTATAGCAAAAGATGTAAAGGAGCCTGAATCAGACGCCATTATTTATGGCAAAGATTTGCACTTGGCTGCGGAAGAATTTATGCGGGATGGTAAACCTATTCCAGACAAATACCAATACATTCTACCCATGCTAAATAAACTCAAGGCACTTCCCGGGGAAAAGCATTGCGAATTTAAGATGGGCGTAAAGCTGGCTGATGGTGGCTCTAAGATTGTTGCTTGTGACTTCTTTGACAAAAACGTCTGGTACCGTGGGATTGCCGACCTATTAATTGTGGACCGCGAAAAAGAAGAAGCCCGATTGGTAGATTACAAGACCGGCAAAAGCGCTCAGTATGCCGATACTAAACAATTAAAACTTATGGCCGGAGCAGTATTTACTCACTTCCCAGAGGTTAAAGAAATTAAAGCCGGCCTGCTGTTTGTTGTGGCAAACGACTTTATAAAAGAAGACTACCAGTCCATGTTTCGTACGGCCTATTTTGAGCAGTTCAAACCGCTTGTCCAACAATTAGAAATGGCGCTAGAATCGAATGTATGGAACCCTAAACGGAACTTTACGTGTAAAGGTTGGTGCCCAGTAACAGAGTGCGCACATAACGAAAAGAGGCGATATGGCTAGAGATTACAAACGAGAATATGCTACATACCAAGGCACGGAAGAGCAGAAGAAAAAACGCGCCCAGCGAAACAACGCCAGACGCCGGCTATTAAAAGAAGGTAAAGTGCACAAGGGCGATGGTATGGATGTAGCCCACGTCAAAGCTTTTGATAAGGGCGGTGTAAATGGGGACGGAGTTAAAGTTGAAAGCGCTAGTAAAAACCGTTCTTTTAAAAGAGATGCAAAACGTAATTTAGTTTCAGAAGTAAGCAAGAGGGAACGCAAGAAATAGTTTTTGTCGGCTCGTTATTTTCCTCCCTCCTCACGTGGTAACGAGTTGACTGACAGCCGGGAAAGACCGGCAATTAAAAACACCTATTAGTGGACACCACTTTTAGGATAAAAGCTTTTGGAGAAAGCGTGGAAATAGTAGAAAACCGAGCGTTATTACTAAAGGTACGGGATGCTGACCGGATTACAAACGTAATTCCCAAGAGCAAAATCATTGCTTCCCACCAGGACCACCACGAGGTATTAGTTCATTGGGGCCTAGAAGAAGCCCGGGTGCTTAAAAATTTAGGAGTCAAAGATACTCCATCCCCCATCCTCAAAGACTACGAGTGGAAGGGTATATATAAACCCTTTGACCATCAAAAAACAACCGCTTCTTTTTTAACCATGCACCGTAAAGCATTTTGCTTTAATGAACAAGGAACCGGCAAGACAGGCTCAGTAATTTGGGCAGCAGACTATTTAATGAAGATTGGGGCTATCAAGCGGGTGTTAGTCATTTGTCCTCTATCAATTATGGATAGCGCCTGGCGCGCAGATCTTTTTAAATTTGCCATGCACCGCAAAGTGGACGTAGCCTATGGTGCCAGAGACAAGCGAAAGACTATTGTTTACAGCGATGCTGAATTTGTCATCATTAACTACGACGGTGTAGAAATTATTGCTGATGACATCGAGAAAGCTGGTTTTGATCTAATTGTTATTGACGAAGCAAACGCCTACAAAAACCCACAGACCCGGCGCTGGAAAATATTAGCTCGTTTAATTACACAAAAAACATGGCTATGGATGTTGACCGGAACCCCGGCAGCTCAATCACCCGTTGATGCTTACGGCCTTGCAAGATTGGTTAGCCCTGAAAAAGTACCTAAATTTATGGGGGCCTTCAGAGATCAAGTAATGTATAAAGTTAGTAACTTTAGGTGGGTGCCAAAACCCAACGCGGAAAACGTTGTACATGCTGCACTGCAACCGGCCATTCGCTTTACCAAACAACAATGTCTTGATTTACCAGAGATGACTTATGTCACTCGAGACGTCCCACTTACTGCACAGCAGCAAAAATACTACGACTTAATGCGCAAAGAAATGCTAGTCCATGCAGGAGGCGAAGCCATCACCACAATCAATGCAGCGGCAAACTTGAATAAATTACTCCAGCTTTCTGGAGGCGCGGTGTATTCGGATACTGGTGAGATTGTCGAATTTGACGCTAGTAATCGGCTCAAGGTGCTGCGGGAAGTTATTGATGAGGCCAGCCACAAGGTCCTGATATTTGTGCCCTATAGACACGCTATTGATATTGTTTCAGAAGAGCTTAGAAAAGACTATACGGTAGACCTGATCCATGGTGGCATATCTGCTGGGAAACGAACCGAAATATTTGACAGGTTTCAGACTAGTGAAAACCCTAAGATCCTTGTTATTCAACCACAAGCAGCTAGCCATGGAGTGACCCTTCATGCAGCCGATACGATTGTCTATTGGAGTCCAGTTATGTCTGTAGAAACGTATCTACAAGCAAATGCTCGTGTGCATCGTGCTGGCCAAAAGAATAAAACCACCGTATTTCATCTACAAGGTAGCCAGGTAGAGCGGAAACTATACCGCATGCTACAAGATAAGGTAGATGTCCATACCAGAATCACGGATCTATACGGGGAACTACTTAGTTAAAATCACTTGACAATGTTAACTAAAGGTGTAAAATAAAATTTTATCGAGGAGGATAAATATGACTGAAACAGTAGAAGTGACCACAGAAAAAGTTGTTGAGACCTATATCAAAGTACGCGATGCCATTGCTGCAATGGAACAACGCCATAAAGACGAGAAGCGTAACTTGGTAGAGCAATTAGAAGTTTTAGAACAGGAATTATTGGCTCGTGTAGAACAAGCAGGAGGTAATATTTCTGTTCCAAATGTAGGGAGGGTAGCCCGTCGTATTAGCCGCAATTTCTGGACTAACGATTGGGAGTCTTTCTACAAAGTTGTAAAGGAACACGACGCATTCCATTTGTTGCATCAACGCATTTCAAACAAAGCTATGCAAGAGTTTCTCAATGAGCATCCAAATCTTATGCCGGAAGGTTTAAATGTGGATAGCAGATACACAGTAACTGTGACGCGCGCGTCTTAATAAGGAGAAAACAATGAAAAAAGTATTAGTAGGCTTTGCCGGTGTTTTATTTGCCGGAGTAGTTTATGCAAACTGTACGACAAGTACCGTGACATACAACGGAAAAATGGTTACTTGCACGACATGTTGCTATGGTGGTAATTGCAACACAACCTGTTTCTAATTAAAGGAGAAAACAATGAGTGAAATGACTCTATTTAAAGGTGGTATTCCAGCCCACCTCCGCAATGCGGATTTGGATGACGCAACAAAAGCGCTAATGGGCGCCAAGAAAGCGGCAAGTGGTACGGGTGGTAACAAGCGCATCTCTATCAAAGCCGGTGTATTCCGGATGATGGTTGATGGTAAAGAAGTTGCACAAAACGAAGAACGTGCAATGAATGTCATTATTGCAGCTGCAGCCCCTAAAGACTCCCGTACTTTTTACGCAAAGCAATTCGTAGAAGGTCAGGCAGTTACTGCACCAGATTGCTGGTCTAACGATGGTACTGCACCAGATGCAAAAGCAGAAAACCCACAGGCTAAACGCTGCCTTGACTGCCCACAGAACATAGCTGGTTCCGGTAACAACGGTAGCCGTGCTTGTAAATATAGCCGTCGTCTTGCAGTGTTGCTTGAGAACGATCAGAAGGGCGAGATATTCCAGCTCACTATCCCTTCCAATTCTTTGTGGAATACCGACAACGGCAAATTAGGCCTTCGTCCTTACGCAGAGTTCTTGGGTGGTCATGGCTTGAACGTAACTCAAGTGGTTACTGAAATGCGTTTTGATACAGCCAGCTCGTCCCCCAAACTGCACTTCAAAGCAACCCGTCCTTTATCTGAGGAAGAGATTGTTTTAGTACAGTCCCGTAGCGGTTCTTCAGATGCACAACGTGCTGTTGGTGCAACCCCGGCTGAACTAGATGGTGCAAAGCTAGAAGCACCTAAAGCTAAAGTTGAAGAGCCTGCTCCTGTAAAAGAGCCCACAAAACGGGAATCTAAACAGGCTGCGCCTAAAGATGTAAGCGCTATTCTCGACGACTGGGGTAAATAAGAAAGGGTTGGGGTGGTCTCCACCCCTTAAAAATTATGCACGGATATACAGTTTCTCTCGTGCGGGCCAACAAGGCAGCCCCTGGACACATGCTGGGGGTAAAGCTTGGTAGGGCTTGCATCAAAGCAGGTGTTTCGGTGGTGCAGGTAGCAGCAGATTTTGAAGTCTCACGGACCGCAGTTTATGCGTGGTTTTGCGGACGAAGCAGCCCTAACTGGCGTTTAGAAAACGCAATCGAGAAGTACATAAAAGAACTGGCGTAAGCCTATTACAACAAGCTGTTTTAAGAATGTGAGCGTATGACCTCAAGGAATCTCTTTCTCTCTACCGTATTGGCTACAGAAGGCCTGTACTGTGTAGTAGGACTTAAAAAAGGGAACCCGAAGCAACAATTTGTAGGTACCATCGAGGAGGTAAACAGCCTAGTAGATAGTCTGGTCGAACAAGGATTTGACGCCTATTTTGGGTGTGCCAAGTACGAAACAGATGAAGGTAGAACTACAAAAAATGCTAAGTGGTTTAAGTCGTTTTGGTTGGATTTGGATTGTGGGGAAGGTAAAGAATATGAAAATCAAGCAATAGCATTAAATGGTTTAAAGCAATTCTGCGAAGCAACCGGTTTACCAAGGCCGACCATCGTTAATTCAGGACGGGGCATACACGCCTATTGGCCACTTGAGGAAGTAATTTCCTATAACGATTGGAAACCCACTGCCGAGGCACTTAAGAAGCTTTGCGCTATTAAAAAACTATACGCGGATGTTTCAGTAACTGCGGATGCGGCCCGTATTTTGCGGGTGCCGGAGACTTTGAATTTTAAGAATCCGACAGAGCCTTACAAAGTCGCAGTAATGCTGATGTCAAAAGCAGTTAAGTTTGGGGAATTTAAAGAAAAGCTTGGTGTCGATTTGCTAACCGCAATGCCGGCTACTAAGAGACCATTGGATGAAGCAACAAGAGCATTGATGGGTAACCGAATTTCTAAGTTTGCCAACATCATGCTGAAAGGAGATAAGGGTTGTGCGCAGCTTAATTATATTTACACACACCAAGCCGACGTCTCAGAGCCATTGTGGTTCTCAGGACTTTCTATTGCTAAATTCTGTGATGATCGAGACACAGCTATACACCGTATTTCAGATCAACATCCCGACTACTCACCCACGGCTACAGAAGGTAAACTCGATCATATCAAGGGCCCGCACTCGTGCTCAGAGTTTGAATCCAAAAATCCGAACGGGTGTGAAGGATGCCCTCATAAAGGAAGAATTACTTCCCCAATTGTTTTGGGTTCCGAAATCGCCGCAGCAACTGCAGAAGATAATATCGTTAGTATTAAAAACGATACCCTTGGAACAAAAGTCACTGTCGAAATCCCAGAATATCCATTTCCATACTTCAGAGGAAAAAATGGAGGGGTCTACAAACGGGGCATATCTAATCCAGACAACGAAGAAGAATCAGAAGACGTACTTGTCTATGAGAATGATCTCTACGTAGTTAAACGGTTGGATGATCCAGAACTAGGCGAGATGGTATGGATGAAGCTGCATTTACCCAAGGACGGTATTCGGGAATTTTCTGTGCCGTTGACCAGTGTTTTAGCAAAGGATAAATTAAGAGAAGTTATAGCCGCAAAAGGTGTGGCAGCATTAAGTAAGCAGATGGATGGGATCATGGCATATATAACACGATGGGTTAAAGAACTACAGAATATGGATAACGCAGAAAAGTCTAGGCTACAGTTTGGCTGGACAAACGAAAACACATTCGTAATTGGAGACAGAGAAATTAAAACCGGCGAGGTTATATACAGCCCTCCTTCTTCCGCTACGATTAATTTAGTCCCTGCCTATGGCAAAAAAGGCACCCTAGAAAATTGGAAACGGGTTGCAAACTGGTACGCACGTCCCGGCATGGAGGCAAGAGCATTTAATTTATTTGCTGGGTTTGGTACTCCATTGCTACGCTTTACTAATCTAAAAGGCGTACAGATTCATCTAACCGACGATGGTTCGGGTACTGGAAAGACCACGATTGAGATGATGATTAATAGCATCTTTGGCCACCCAGATCAGACCATGTTGCTTGAGCAAGATACGTTTAAATCCAAAATGCACCGCATGGGTACAATTCAAAATCTACCAGCCTGTATTGATGAGATTACTAATATGCCAAACGAAGAAGTTAGTAACTTGGCTTATATTGGTACGCAAGGGCGTGGCCGTAACCGCATGATGTCGCAGTCTAATTCTGAGCGCCTCAACAATACAACCTGGGCCCTGATCCTTTGGACTTCTGGTAATCGCAGTGTGCATGACGTTCTGTACAGCATGAAGACTTTCCCAGAGGGCGAGCTAATGCGGGTGGTTGAAATTAACATACCCCGTGACAACACCATGAGCAAAGAAGAAACGGACGAACTCTATAGCATGATGTTTGAAAACTATGGCGTTGCCGGAGAAACCTATTTGCAGTATGTCGTAGCGCATCGTGAAGCCATTATTGAGCTTATAAAAGACACCCAGGCTCGATTTGATGCGGATGCAGGCTTGACCCAGCGGGAGCGTTTTTATTCGGCCCTAGCGGCAGTTGCCCTAGTAGGTGGGTTGATTGCTAAGAAGTGTGGACTCCATGACATCGATACTGGACC